ACTGCTAAAGTTGGATATCGTTTCCGCTCAGCATTTGACCCATCACAAAACAATGACCAGACTCACACAATGCGTTATTCATTGGCATATGCCTTGACCGCAAAAGATTCTGTTGCATTGAAGTATGACCGTGTTAACGGGGATAACAACCAGAAAGTTGTTGCTGTAGCATACACAGTAGGTTTCTAATAGCCTAAATAAGTATATGGGTTCGGTGGGACCCATTCAAATAATCCACTAACACACTTATCACAACACAGGAGAAAACTATGTCAAACATGACACCCTTTGAAATCCGTCTCGAACTTTTAAAAATGGCTAGAGATATGTTATATGATGTATATCACGCAGAAACCAATCGAATACAAGAGACTTGGCATATGCAATGTGAAACGGCAAGGAATAAAGGTGAGACACCACCTGAACATCCAGGATTGCCAACAATCCCCTCAGAATCAGACATTATCAACAAGGCTCAAACCTTGAATGGTTTTGTGTCTAATATTATTACTGCACCTGAAGTAAAGGTCAGTAGAAAAACTACTTGAGGGTTGGGGCTTCGGCCCCTAACACACACAAGGAGAATTAATGAAGAAATTCATTCTCATTACATTATTTGCTTTAACACCGGTAGTTGGTCATCAACAACCAGTATCAGAGGTACAAGAAGTATCAGGTGAACTAGGTCAACAAATTCTATGCATGGCTAAGAATCTATATTATGAAGCCGCAAGTGAATCCTTTGAAGGTAAATTAGCGGTAGCACAGGTAACTATGAACCGTGCTAACTCGGTACAATTTCCACGAACAGTTTGTGAAGTTGTATATCAAAAAATAAACCAAACATACCAATTCAGTTGGGTTGGTGAACGTGTTGGTCCTGTCAAAAACAAATATGCATGGGAAGAGTGTATGATTGTTGCCAGAAAGGCCTTGACAGAAGGTGTATTACATGATATAATACACAAAACAAATTCAATGTACTATCATAACACCTCGGTAAATCCGGCATGGAAACTGAAGTATGTTGCTAAAATTGGAAACCATCTATTCTATACAAGAAGTTAAAATGCCGACAAAAAATGAAATAAGTGAATTTAGTACCAAGATAGCGGAACTGGCTGAAGAAGAAAATCTTTCAATCATGGATGCTATTATTGGTTACTGTGAACAAACAGGTATGGAGATTGATGTAGCATCTACATTAGTTTCATCTGCCTTAAAGGCTAAACTGCGTGAAGAAGCACAAGAACTCAACTTATTGAAAAAGAGTTCTAAACTACCCATATGATTTTCAACTTTGAGGAAGGCTCTGGCTTCTCGGCCTTTGCCATGTTCAATGCGCTTAAACTTCATTTTACTACTGATTCTTACGATTATATTCGTTACCACGGAAAGTCCAATGTTACTGCCGATAATTTTGCCAACAGAAAGGACAAATATTCTTTCTATAAATTATCCCGTAAGTACCGACTGGAAGAATTAAAGAACTTCTATGTGTCAAACCTCCTAGAAAAAGATGTCAACTGGATTGGTGATATTAATAACCTAGATGGTGAAGAAACCTATAAGAAGTGGCAAAAAAGAAACCAGAGCTTGACATATCGCTTTGAACAAGATATAATACACCTACTTAATGATGCACAATCACCAAATCAAATGTTGATGGTTGAAGATGGACAATATCCATCGTTGTTGAAAGAAGTAATGTATAGTAGTGTTGCGGTAGAAACCTTGGTTATATTGAATGACATTATGAATTTCTTTCCTATGTGGGACAAAAAGATTGCTGACACAATCGTATGGCCTTCCATGAGATTAAAGTTTATAAAGTATACACCATTTATTGATTATGATAAACCAAAGTTTACCACAATACTGAAGGAGTGTTTGAAAGAACACGCCTAAATAATCCATATTATGAATAATGTGGACAATCCGTTAATACTCCGTTATATTCCGTTTATACTAGAAAGGTAAAAATCATGACAGATTTTTCAAAACTAAAAAAGAGTTCAGGCAATCTGGACAAACTCACTAAAGCCATCGAGCAACTCTCAAGCTCATCAGAAGGTGGTAAATCCGACAAAGACAATTACTGGAAACCAGAAGTAGATAAAGCTGGTAATGGCCTTGCCGTTATTCGTTTTCTACCTGCAGCCGCAGTTGATGGTGATGATGGTCTTCCTTGGGCTAAAATCTTTGGTCATGGATTTCAAGGTCCAGGTGGTTGGTTAATCGATAATTGTTTGACTACTAAAGGTCAACAATGTCCAGTATGTGAACACAACAACAAATTGTGGAACTCTGGCATCGAAGCCAACAAAGAGATTGTACGCAAACAAAAGCGTAAACTCTCATACATTGCTAACGTGTATATCCTAAGTGATCCTAAGCATCCAGAGAACGAAGCACAAGTTAAATTGTTCAAGTTTGGTGCCAAGATTTTCGAAAAGGTTACTGGTGCAATGAATCCATCTTTTGAAGATGAAGTAGCAATCAATCCATTTGATATGTGGAAAGGTGCTAACTTCAAATTGAAGATTACTAAAGTTGCTGGTTATCAGAACTATGATAAGTCAGAGTTCATGTCATCTACTGCATTGTTGGAAGATGATGATGAATTAGAAAAGATTTGGAAATCACAACATTCGCTCACGGCGTTGACTGCTGATAAAGAATTCAAATCATATGATGACTTGAAGGCTCGTCTGGATAAAGTGTTGGGTGCTACTGATGTACCTAAGACTACTGTGGAAACTCTGAAGACTGCACCTAAGAAGGCAGTAACAGCAGATATCTCAGAAGATGAGACAGATGAAGATTTGGCTTACTTCTCAAAGTTAGCTGAAGATTAAAACATTTTCACTTTTCCTGAAGTGTTTTGCCCCACCTAGTGTGGGGTTTTTCTTGCGTTAAACAACTCTCGTTGAATTATATATTGCCTGCATAAAGGTAGGTTCGGTATTACGAACAGCAATAATAGGTGCTCTTGGTTTTGGTGGAGCCTTACCACTTCCACCATTAACAACATTAGTATTTGTTTTTGGTGTTGTCATAGATTTTGAAGCCGCCTGCATATTCAGATTTTGATTTTCGGTAGACATAGAAGAAACGGCAGCCGAAGCAGGTGGTGTTGATACTGGTGTTGTTTTTGATTCTGTATTTGTTGGTGCTGGTGTTGTTTTTGATTCTGTATTTGTTGGTGCTGGTGTTGTTTTTGATTCTGTATTTGTTGGTGATTCAGGTGTTAATAAATCTTTTCTTTTACCTGTTACTGGATCATAATAAGCGCCAAATTTTTCATCCCATTTAGCTTCTTTACTGGCTTTAGCAAGACCTTGTCCAGCAAATATTGCTCTTGGTGTAACACTTTGTGCCATGTCAGCCATAGTATTTCTTGCTTCTGGTACAGCAACTTGACCTGTTGCAATGGTAGCTTTTAATTTTTCTTCGCCGCCGGCGGCCAAGATTTCTTTTTTATCACCTCTATTTAAAATCTCTTGTGCATTGGCTGGTCCTTCTTTAATTAGAGATTCCAATTTTTCACGGCCACCTGCAGCATCAATATCTTTTTGACTTCCATTCTTTAATATATTGGCAGCTTCAGTTGGATCCAAGGCTTTCATATTTGCCGTGTTCTTTGCTGCATTATCTAACAAGAACCACAAAGCAGCAAATCCAGCCACGGCAAGAAATGCAGGATTCAACAATAGACCTAATAAATTACTACCCATAAGTTTTAATAATGGTTTTAAATCTTTCACCCATTCAAAAACCTGCATGGCTTTATCAATCATTTCTTGTACAAATTTCTTAATACTATCAAATATACCATCAAAGAAATCTGGTTTATCAGATTTAACTTTACTAGCAGTACCAAAACCAACTTTTTCCAAGGCCTTTAATAGTTTTTTGTGCCGCCTTTCATCTTCATGTTTTTCACCTTCTCTGAGATTGTTTTCTTTCTCTCTCAGAATCATGTCATCTTCATGGCTCTTGCGTAAGAATGTTAATATATCATCCAGAACTACTGACATTCCTGTAGTATCTTCACCACTACCCGGTAATGCACCAATTCTTTTTTGTCGGCTTGTTACAGGTCTAGCACGACCGGCAAAGAATTCAATATCTTTTCTAGAACGACCTAACATCTTACCAAGAACAGCAGGACCTAAACGAGAACCACCAGTAAGAATCTTAGCAATATTGAGTGGATCAAATTTCTGTTTGATACCAGTTATCTTTGCTTTTGTCTTTAATGATATGGCTTTACCAATGGCAGAACCATAACCTTCACCCATAATGAGTTGGTCGGAGAAAACAGATGTGAGAGATTGTTCTCTTAATCTTTTAGCTTGTTGATACGTTAATTTATCATTCATTTTGGTTGACCTTTAACTTTTGCAAGTAATGGATTTGTGTCAGTTGGTTTGTCTGGCATTTTTTGTTCAGTTTGATTTGTATTCTGATTAATCACATTTATGTTCTGTTGACTTTGTGCTTGTTGAGCATTAAGTTCTTTTTTGCCATCAGCATTTTCTTTGGATGATTGGTCTATTGATGTACCAGATGTTGAAGATGCAGGAACAGTTTTGGTCATTTCAGCATCAGTTTTTTTACCATTGCGCATCATATTAACAATTTTTACTGCACGACCTTTGACTTGTTGATACCATAAACTATCTTTTAGATGGTCTGCTGCTGATTCAAAGTTACCTGCCTTTAATGCTTTAACTGCATTGGAATTTTTCCATTCTTTGGTATTGAACCATTCACCCATATTGTATGATAAGTCAATCATTGCGGACTGACCACTTTCATTGGCAAGATTCCAACCAGGAGTTTTGATTGCTATTTCTTTGTGTTTTACATAATCTTTTTCAAATAATTCATTGACCTGTTCATCGGTCATTGCTGGTGTTCTATTGTTCTTCTTGTCATTTACAGCACCATTATCTTTATATGCTGCATATTCAGGTGGTAATGTTTTACCATCACCAATCAAGTGGCCGACACCAATAGTCCAAAGACCTTTACTATCTTTATATGGAAAATTGAATTTACCTTCATGCTCCATAATCATTTTTTTAATTGCACTATCAGATCCAGTAATTGGTGGAACTTTCTTGGCAGCTTGTGGTATTGCTTCTACTGGTTTTTCTTCCTTCTTCGCAGTAGTTTTTGTTGCCTCTTGAGATTTTTTAACTTCTTCGTCTTTTTTAATTCTTTCGGCCGTTTCTCTAGCTTTCTTTTCTTCTTCTTTCTTAACTCTTTCGGCAGTATCTCTGGCTTTTTTAGTTTCTTCTTCTTTTTTGGCTGTTTCGGCTTTATCTTTAGCTTCTTTATCTGCTTTGGCTTTAGCTTCTCTGTCGGCTTTATCTTTGGCAGATTTATCTTCTGGTTTCTTTTCGGCTGGTTTCTTTTCTTCTACCTTTTTTTCAGCTGGTTTCTTTTCTTCTACCTTTTTTTCAGCTGGTTTCTTTTCTTCTACCTTTTTTTCAGGTTCTTTTTTCTCCTGTGGCTTTTTTTCTTCAGGCTTCTTTTCCTCAACCTTCTTTTCTTTTTTAACTCTCGGTGGTTTTGGTGGTTTACGAGCAGTTAATGCCTTGATGATTTCATTATTGCGTCTATCTTTTTCGTGCTTCTGTTCTTCAACATGAGAACTTGCCATTTCTTGTGCGGCTTTACGATCCTCATCCATAAGCTTCATCATCTTGAAGATTTCACCTATAGCTTCGGTCGGACCTGAAGGATGTGGTATAACATTTTCTGGTTTCTTAGTGAATAATTTTCCGACAGAGGAAGCCACCTTCTTGGCACCACCAAGAGCAGATTTGCCAACACGACTAAACATCGAGCTGGCTGTTTTCTTTGTATCGTCTGAAGGTTCTGCCATTTTACTTTCTTAGTTTTTCTTTTATCTTCTGGTTCTCTTCCTCAATATACTGTATCAGCATTGCAACATATATGTCCCTCTCCCATGGCATCATATTGTCTAGTTCTGTCAAACTGTACTTATGGTGTTGCATCAAAGAAAAATTAGTTTTATAATAATTCTTTAAATCGTCATGGCGAAAGGTTATCCGAAAAAACTTTCGAGTCCCTCCACATTAATCACATGATGAAAACCACACTTGGTACAAGTCATTTCAACTTTTTCTTTTAACTTTGGTAAGTTATTAAAGAATTCTTCAATCTTCATAAATTGTTCTTGGTTCATACCTTCAACAAACTGTACCATCTCAGCAATTGGTGTCTCATGTCCATAATAGAATTGTTCACCATCATAGATGTATTCAATACTTTGTGCTAACATATTAAAGGTAATATCAGTATCGCTTTCCATATTGATAGAATCTTTAACAATACCAAACTCAGGGTATTTCATCTTAATCATTAATTTGTTGGTCAGCTGAATCTCCGGTGAAATTTTTTCATCAATTTCAACCTTGACATTTAGCAAATTCAGATTTGACTCCATCAGATTGTTACATTCTTTTTCATCTACAACATTATTACAACGATACTTTGAATCAATAACTTCACCAACAGATTTTGCTCTGAGGTTAATAAAATAGAATTCAACGTCAACAATAGGTAACTTTTCAATATCAATACCTTCAGTCAAGGTACAATTATAAAGAATGTCACGAATAGCCGAATGAGCGGCCGAAGAATCATCTGATTCCATGGCCATCAATAGATTTCTTTGTTCTTTCACAAGAAAAGGTCTGTATCGAATCTCTTTCTTTGAAACTGGTAATGTAATATCGTATGTTGGTACATCAATTTTTGGTAAAGCCATAATAACTCCTTAATTAAATCAAAATAGAGAATTGTTTCTCCAATAAGTATATGCAAATGTAAC